TGGAGCGTGAAATACTCCAGGCTCTCCGCGATGATGTCCGCCGTGCGGCGCACGCACAGGAAGTTCTTGGGGTGCGTGCTGGACGGGAACGCCGCGCTGCGGTTGCCCCACACGCGGATGCCAGTGCCGAATGAATTGAACAGCGTGATGATGCCCGCCCCGTTGAGCAGATTTGCCTCGCAGTTCGGATCGTTGATCATCGCGTCGATGGGGCGTTCCATGCCGGTGATGCCGAGCAGCTCGGTATTCGACAGCGACCACCAATAGCCGTTCTCCTGATCCTTGCGCGACTGCGCGCCCGCCGCATACTGCGACAGCGGCATCAGCACTTCGGCATCGGCCACCGTGTCATAGGCTTTGACGTGCGGGTAGCACAAGCCAACGCGCTCGGAGCTGGTGTTGAAGTTGAGCGTGCCAGCCGGGCCGCGCCCGGTGATAGCCTGCTGCGGCGTGATGCCGATGGGCGCGTCGATAAAGCAGATCGCGCGGATGCTGTTTGCGGCAGCGATCAGCTCGGTGGACACGGCAGCCAGCGTGGCGAACACCGGAGAAATCAAAATCTTCGGGTAGAAGCCAAACAACTGATAGCTGTCGCGGAACGCCTTGAGTCCGGTGCGGTTGCCGCCCGCGTCGATGGTGCCGATGATATCGGACGATTGCACCAAGGCCGGGTTGAGATAGGTATAGGTCGCCTTCACCGTGGTAGGAGTGGCAATGGTTCCTGCCGGGATAGCGCCCGTGCTGATGCGCTTGCCGGTGCCGGTGGCCGCATCGAAGCTGTAGTCGGTGTCCAGGATGTAAGTGGTCGCCAAATCCGCGCTGACCAGCGTGATCTCGCCGACCACGGCAGGATGCGGCAGCGTGAAGCTGCCATCGACCGGGTCAACGGTCGCGGTCTCCGGGACAGCGACCGTGGTCTTGTGCGCCGCGTTCGCGGGGTCGAGCACGTTAATCACCACGCACACGGTACCCTTCTGGTCAAAGATCGCGTCCAGCGCATCCAGAATGGTGCTGCCGGGGATGTTCTCACCGAACTGCGCGAAATCCTTTTCGCTGGTCACGATGATCGGCTTGTTCACCTCGCCCGCCGCAGCGGTGCCGATGAGGCCGATCACCGCCGTCTTCACCATTTGAACCGGACGCGGCCCCTTGTCGATCTCGATAGTCTCGCCGCCATGCAGATAACTTGCAGTCATTGCAAACTCCTTTCAGTTATTTGGTCTTGCCCGACTTGTCAGTCGCGGCTTTGGTTTCGGCGGATTGCACGATCTGGACAGGTGCTACCTGCACCGGCTTGAGGTAGCCCTGCGCGATCAGCACGCTCACCATCTCGTGGTCGGCGGGCAGATCCACTTCCTGCTTGTTCCAGAACAGCACATCCTGGTCTTTGAGGCCGCCTTTGCCGTCGCTCACCTTGAGCGTGACAGCGGAATTCGGGCCGGTATAGATGAATCGAGACATAAGCACTCCTTCGGTTAAATGGTTACGGGTTCTTGAACAACCGGCGGCAACAGCGCCGGGGCATTGTCTTCATTGGTGACAGACCAAGCCCCAGGCGGACGCGGACGGTTGGCCACGGTGGTCATGGGTACGCCGAAGCGCAGGCTGTAGCCCCAGGTGCCTTCGACGTAATCATCGAATTCCACGCTGATGATTCGCACCTGCCCGGATGCGGTCGGCGGCGTCCAGCCCAAGAGGGTGTTGCGGCAGGTTTCGAGCAGGTCATAAATACCGACCCCCAAAGCCGCATCAGCTGCGCCCGGCGTATTGGCTTCGCGCAGCGTGCGCGACACCAGCCCAAGCTCAAATTCGTCTTCATAGGTCACGAGCTGCCCGGCAGTCGCGTGGTGCGCGAACTTGCTGCCCCGGTAGACCACCAGCGCCGCGCCGTTGGGGTGCGTCATGCGGTAGTCGCGCGGACGCTCCGGCCAGGCGCGCACTTCCACTTTTGGGTGCGCCTGACCGGCCAGCGTGAGCGCAGCCGCCAGGCGGGCCACGATGGTGTTTTCGAGATCGCCGACCATGCTCATCAGCGATTCCCCCTGCCGAACAGAGAAGGCGGCTCACCAAACTGCGGCATCCCTGCCGACTGCGAGGCCGGGTTGTCCGCCACGTCATCACGCAACGCAGCGCCCGGCAATTGCACATCGCCGCAAGCGATGGCCTTGAGCAGCCTCACCACATCCTCGTAACGCTGCCGCGCATCCTTGATGTCATCGGCGGGTCGCAGTGTTTGCAGCCGGTAGATGGCGATGTCGCAGGCGCAGCGCACCAGAATCGTCGGCACGGCCATCGCTGCCCCCGTCACATCTTGCAGCGGCAGCAGGTAGCGCGTGGCGAGCCATCCTTCGATCTCCGCCGACGCATCGGCCAGCGCCTGCCCGGCGCGTGTAGCGTCAAGCGCCTGAGCGTCCGGGTCGGTGATGTGCCGCAGATCGCGTTCGGCGTATCGTTCGGTCAGTTGGGTGAGGGTGGCGTAGTTCATGTCGCCACTTTGCCGGGCGCATGGAGATGTGGACAGTAAAGGCTTTTAATTTTTGCCCGGCAGGGGTGGGGTGATTCCTGTAGGGCAATGCGGGGAAAATAAGTAGACGACTACAGCATTCACCCCATAGCAGACCGGCACAGCCAAACCAAAGGCCCACGGAGGCCGCTGCGAACATTCATAAACGATTCTTGCACCCCAACCTATACAACCGGGGCATATAGGTAGCTTCAATCGCTTGTAGGCGCTTCTGTCGCGTCTGCAAAAAAAAGCCCGCACCGGGGGAGGCGGCACGGGCAAACTGCCAAAAGGAGGCAGGAGGAGAGTTTTAGTGTCAGCCCTTCTTGCCGGGCTGCTTGGCGTCCGTCGAATTCGCATCCACTTCGCGCACGATCAGTCGCGGCTCGTTCTGGAGCGACTGGAGTTGCTCTTTGGACAAGTCGCCCAGCGCAACTACGGTTGGGGTGGCGGAGAACTCGCGTCCGGCGCGGCGAAACACGCCGGACTTGCAGATTACTTCGATGCTGTTAGCCATGATGTGTTCCTCCTATTAAGCCAGCCAAGGGCAGACTTCAACCTTCATCAGCCCCTTCATCACGTTGCTGGTGTTGCTGATGATGACAGCCTCCAGCGCCGTGCGGGCAGCTTCTTCCAGCGAGGGCGGCACCAGCAGCAGGTTGGGCGTAATGCCCAGCGGCTCGCCGTTGTCGCCCTTGAAGCCCATCATATTGGCGCGTGCAGCCCACAGCGCGGTCTTGTCCAGCGTCTGCTTGCTGGCATAGGCGGTCTGCCACAGTCCATAGCCCACATTGCAGCGGCCATCCACGCCGAACAGCAGCTCGTTGCGCTTGAACACATGGTCGCTGTCGCCGCTGGTCAGCTCCTGCGGCTTGAACGGAGTGCGCTGCTGGAAGATGATCGGCTTGACCACCTTGCTGGTGTCCAGCAGATACCAGGCCGCGCCGGAACCGCCGCCCGTGTTACTCACCGACACCACGCCTTCCTTCGTCTGCACCGGGTGATCGGTGTCGAAGAAATACTGGCCGTCCGGCCCGGTTGCGGCAAAACCCTCTTGCAACAGCTTGAACACCAGCCGATTCGGGAATACCCGTGCGTTCTGGCCGAGCTGCTGCGCGGCGATGGAATAGCCGCCGAGCTTGCGGTCGGCGATCTTGTCCACCGGCACGCCGATAGTGCCCTCGAAATGCTTGTTGGAAATCTTGAACGAGGCCTCGGACAGGTTCTGCACCTGACGGTCACCCAGCCACTCGCGGATGGAAGACAGATTCTTCATCCAGCCGTATTCTTCGTCGGATGTCTCCGAGTTGATCAGCAGGGCGATGTCCTTCCACTGGTCTTCCACACCGCTGGCGGTGGCCATGAAGCCCTCGTTGAACAAAGCCCGGAGTCCGGTATAGGCGGCGGTCGCCTGCGCTTGAGTAATTAACATGTTTGCTCCTATTGAGTTGATTGAGTCAGGCGGTTAGCGGAAATCCACCCACACCACAGTGCCGGAGCCGACCGTTTCCACGTCGGCCACCTTGCCAGCCGCAACGCGTGTGCCGGTGGCATCGGTCAGGGCGACGGTTTCATCATCGACCACATAGCAGACAGCACCCACATCGCCCAGGTCGATCAGATCGGCAGCAGCCGAGTTGTTGAAGGCGAAGACGCCGCGCTTGACCTTGACCAGCACCGCGCCATCCGCGCCGCTGCTGTTGTCCACGGTCTCGACAGCGATGCC